GTTTGACAACAAAGTTTGCTAGAAAGTTAAAACAAACTATTTTATTTTATAAGTTTGACAACAAAGTTTGCTAGAAAGTTAAAACAAACTATTTTATTTTATAAGTTTGACAACAAAGTTTGCTAGAAAGTTAAAACAAACTATTTTATTTTATATGTTTGTTTTAAAGTTTGTCAAATATTTAAATCAAACAAAACAGCTTAAAGATATGTTAATAAATAAATACATAACAGAAATGACATCACCTGTGAACACATCTCTTACGTGCAACAGTGCAAAGGTTTGGGCTTTTTATCATGAACATCCTGAAATAGATTTTGAAAAAATGAACGTTATGTTCACGGATATTCTTGCATCTATTATGCAGACAACTAACCCTGTAAATAATAGTAACATTACTTCACAAATTTTGAATGGATTAGCAAATATTCAATCACAGCTTACAAGTCAACAGACGGAATATAGTAAGCTATTATTTTTAAAACTTACAGAATTTAAGAAAGAGTATACGGATGATTTGAAGATGATTTTGTCGTCGAATATTGCGGATAAGATTGCTCCTCTTATTAAAGAATCAAATGGGAGTATATTAGATAAGACACAGTTACTTTTATCAGAACTTGTTCCGAAAAATAATGAAAACCTTTCTAGACAGATTAATGATAACATAAAATCTTTCTGTTCTTCTATAACAGAAGAGATTAGTAAAACACCAAAAACAGATGGTGAACCTTTGTCGCAATCATCGCTTGATGATTTTATTAAAACCATTGATGCAAAATTTTCTAATGTTATTGACTGTACTAGAAAAATGGTTGACTCAAACAAAGACGCTACATTGTCGCAGTTTTCCTCTATAACTTCATCGCAAGTCGCGCTTCAATCTGAAGTTAAAGATGTTCTCAAAAGGATGGAAAATTCCAGTTCAAAAGGGAAAATCTCTGAGAATATTGTTTTGAACATTTTAAGGGGTCTATTTCCTTCCGCGGAGGTTGAATACGTAGGTTCACAAAAAGAATCAGGAGATATTATGATTCATAGAAAAGATAGACAGAAAATTCTAGTTGAGAATAAGTGTTATGAATCAAAGACAGTAGGTTCTGATCAGGTGAAAAAATTTATTCATGATGTAGATACACAAAATTGTTCAGGACTGTTTCTTTCTCAAGAAGGAGGTATTGTTAACAAAGACAACTTTGAAATAAATATTCATAATAGAAATGTTTTATTATATATACATAATGTTAACTATGATCCAGACATTATTAAAATTGCTATCGACATTATTGATTCTTTTAAATCTAAATTAGATGAAATTACAACAACTGATGACTATTCTATTAGTAAAGATACGCTAGACGATATTAATAATGAATATCAAATATTTGTAGAGCAAAAATTAATTCAACTAAAAATGATTAAAGAATTTTCTCAAAAAATAACAAAAAGTATCGAGGAACTTCAACTCCCAATACTTGATAAACTATTGTCTTCTAAATATGGGTTTCTATCTTCTAAGTGTTTTTGTGAAAAATGTGGATATGTTGCTAAAAATCAGCACGCATTGTCATGTCATAAAAGAGGCTCTTGTGGTAAACAAGTAGAACCAGTTCCCCCTTTAAATATTCAATTGCAACAACCTTCGCAACAACCTTCGCAACAACCCTCACAACAACCCTCGCAACAACCTTCGCAACAACCCTCACAACAAAAACAAACTAAACTAATTACAAAAACCATTATCACACCTACAACGCCATCGTCCTCAAAGTAATATTTTATTTTATATATTTTTTTATATATTGTGAATTTTTACAATATATAATTTATTTTCCTATTTCTCATTTTCTCACGCCTTTCATACGTCTCTTCTTTTTTTTAACCTCATGTAACTGTTTTATATCTTCTACTGTACCTTCTTCATCCTCTATAATAGTACTACTACTAGAAAAAGGAACTACAACAACTGATAACGTTTCTATCACCGGTTCTTCTAAAACAGGCACGGGAATATTCTCCTCTTCATGCTTTTCTTCTTCATATTTTTCTTCCTCTTCGCCTATTTTATAGATTATTACTTTCTTTTCCGAATTTCCTATATTCTCACGAACCTCATAGCTCTCATCCATTTTAATAGGCTTCCTTATACGACTCTCAACAACCTTCGCAACAGTCTTCACAACAGGAACACAAGCCACTTGTAATGGCATTAAACCACCACTGTCCTTTACCTGCGCAACATGAATAATACCTACAGGATTGTGCCTTCTCGTATTCATTGAAAAAAACATTCTATATAATATATTTTATATATATACATTTATCCTATATTTTTTTATACACAATACCTCTCCACTATTTCACTCAATAAACATCTCAACTTATTATATACCATATTTATAAACACATTATCTTTATAATACTTGTACACTATCTCATCCCTCACTTTTGTCACCACATATATAATTACACATATAGTATACAACCTCCACTCCAACATTTTAAACTCCACCATCCTTACTACCCCCCAATCCTCCACATAACAACACATCGACGTTTTCTTACACTTGAAAAAAAAATTATGAATATCCAACACACCCCCTAATATACGATGCATCACTATCTTATCCCTCTTTATTATCAACGCATCCATTATCTTATCCATACCACACAAATTTATATATAAACGATTCACCCCAAACTCCTTATCAAATATATACGGAGTACCACCATCTATATACCTATTCTCCTCCATAAACTTATCCATCGTTATATACGGAATAAAACATGACCTCCTTATTGTTCTTATTATATCACTCACATCTTCATAATTACTCTTCACTACCTGCTTACACTCCACTACATCATAATACGTTATATATAAACGACCATTTATACGACTTATTACATCCTCTGGTAACTCACCCTCTATCAGACTTATTATACTAGACAGAGACTCTTCGTCAAATATTACATTCCTATTCTTCTTAAAACTACTCACCAATAACTCATACATCTTTTCTATAAAAATATCAACCTTATCTACCATAAACAATAAACCCATGATTGAACTAGCACTACACGTCGATATCTTATTTATATATATTAACCCATTCTCATGCATCTCACGTATAACATATAAACACCCTACCAAATAACTAACATTAAAAGCACCACCGCTTATTATTAAATCTATATTCTTCTCCTTTATAAGACTACCATCTATGTTCCTCACTAATAAACTCGTTAACTCCTTGACTATTTTACTATCCATTCTTTATATCTTACATATTTTATTTTGCATCCATAATTACTTAAATATAATACACAAATACAAAATACAACGTTCCCTCTCTATCTCTAAAAATGGTATCACACTTGTAGATGATGAAAAAATTAGAGATACTCTCATTGACCTCCATAACTACGCCGCGATGGCTATTATGCTTCTTGACAAAGATACCTCCCCCCTTCCTACTCATACTATAGGAGACTCTTAAACACATGAGATGTTACAGATGCGTGAGATTAATCGAAATTCATATTCATAAATCAATAATTCAAAACCATTAGTTATACACAATTTTAACTAATTGTTCATATTTTTACCTTCTTTGTACTAGAATGCCCATATTTATACTTCCTTTTTGCCTTGGTTGCAAGAATAAATGCACGTTTTTTATGATTACAACCATTATTTATTATTTCATAATCCACCGCCGCTGACTTCCCACCCGTTATTGAACTCGCTAACCTCGCTAAGCCCCACGACTGCGCCGTCTGATTCGGTCTAGAACCTGACGAAAAATACGCACCCTCCCCTTTACTCACTATCTTACGCAACGCACCTATCGTACACCCCGTCTTTGCCGCCAACTCCTTATTCGGATCAACATTCTCGATTTTATATATTCTACATGCATCCTTTATATGACTCGAAGTCTTGCTTTTATATGATGACACCTCCTTTCTCGTATAGTATTTCCTTTTTTTATATAAACGCCTCGACATCATTAACATTCTTACTTGTTTATTTTTATCTTTCCTTGTTAACCTCTTCGGTACATACCTCACAGGAATCTTCATTAACTACACACTGACCTATATATATATATATATATATTGGACAATATTATTTTACTTGTTTATCCCGCTTTTTTACATATGCACCTCCCACTTATCTATTTGTCCATCACATATAGGAGAGTATTAAACACATGAGATGTTACAGATGCGTGAGATTTGGTTTAATTCATAATTCATAAATCGATAATTCAAAACTCGTTAAATATGTTAAAACTTTATACATGCAGGAATTTGGAATGATACAAAAAAATATTGCTTTATATATATAATAAAATTCAATCATAATGGACAAACAAAAAAAAGCTCTATCTGGGGAAATAGATGCAATCATTGTTTCTTGCGCACTTAACGAAGGCTGCGACGAAGCCAGATTAGTACGTTTAGCAGTTGACTACGCCACCGTGTTTCGTTGCCCATACCAATTTTCGGCAGCACATATGCGATTGATGGAGACTGAACAGGAACGCAAAACGGTGTTAACATTGGAAAAAAAAGTGAACCTTGTGGTGCAAAACACCATCCGACAAACAAAATCGGGTGTGGCTGAACTAACTCGCCTATCAATGTATAGATTAATGGATACACAACCAAACACACTGATGCGCCCATGCAACTGTAACCCATCACGACGGATGCCCAGATGCGTTATGCCAGCTAATTTCTGTAAACATACCGCATTTGGTTTTGCGAAAATTGTTCCACGCAAAGCGAAATCATCCGGTTCGCCTAGAGCAAGGGCAAAGTCTGCTTCGCCTAGGACTCGCAAATCCCACGGAGGAAAGGGAGGGAGGCGAACACGCAATCGTCGTTCACGGTTTTGAAAATCAACAATGTATCCCTATTTCACATGTCCAGCAAATATCTAATACTGATACAACGTCTCCGCTACTATTGTTATCGACCAGTCACCACCATTAAGATTCAACGTATTCCCCTTATCATCCTGCAAAGAAACACGCAACCTCGATATATTTACAGGACCAAAATACGTTCTCGTATTATACATTAAACTACTACCAAGGTCTACTAACGTATCACCAGCATCAGACCCTTGCTTTTTTAACGGTATTACGGCAAATACATCCGTCGTCGTAGGACCTGTCGTCCTATACTTGTACGTTGTCTTCCTATTATCCAATATCTGATTTATAGAATACGTCTGCGCCTGCGTCAACTTCCTCGGCAACGACTGCACATAAAACGGCGCTAACGTACCTCTCAAATCAGGATCGGGTGCACACACATTGGGCAAATCCGGCGAAAAATAATCCGGCACACTTAATGTCGTATCCGTATCCACTATATTCACTAAACCATTATTCAAATGATTCTGATTATAATCGTCCAACACTACTATCAAATACTTCGTACCATACGTATCTATCGGTCCATCCGAAAATACACCCTTGTCTATACTATATGGATACGGTGTAACCGGTATCGTTATTTTATAATTCGACAATGACTTCACAACCCTCGAAAACATTATCGGCAACGTCTTGTCATCGCCCGCCCTATACCCCAATATCCACCCCAAATTATTGTTTATCTTCATCGCTGTCGACCCCACACCCGTCTGAGCACCAAGCGGATTTAGTACCGTAACATTATCAAAATAACTATTGTACACCTCCGTATCATAAAATATTACCTCTACGTCTATATTCGTACTTGAATTGTCAAACAAAAAACACGACTTGCCACTATAGGGATTATAGGATATATCTAAATTATTTGTAGCAAATGGCGCAGAAACATTCACAATCGTATCTAGCTTATACTGAATCGCACTCACCAACTCGGACTTTGTATAGTTACCATCCCCTATCGATATCGAATACACCGTCGTTCCATGCTTTACCCAAAAATATGATGTACCCATGCCTTTATCTATCACATACCACGCATACGGTATCTCATACGAATACAACTTCAATGACAACGTATCCGTCAACGGGTCAGACAAATCTAGCGTGAAATCCGTCGACGACGATGGCGCACCCGCATTCTCACTAAATGGCGCAATATTCTGTCTATACTGACTATCTATCACAACTAACCTCTGATTGATATTCTTCAACGTCGGATTCAAAGAATCCTGCGCGATTAACAATGGATGCGAATTTAATACACTCAACTGCTCCCTCTTCATCGTTTCATGCTGACCATTCTTATCATCAAACGTTTGAACCTTATCCTTCCTATCCGTAATTTTTAAATTCTGTAATGCATTACTGTTTGGCAAATACTGATTCGCCCACCACTCTTTTAAATCTTCCGGTTCATCATTCGTCCTCGGTTCAACATCCGGATTCATATCTATGTCCTTCAATATTCGGTCCTTCGCCTTCCCAAAAAAACCATTCCTTTCTAACCTCGGATACTTATTGCCCAATAACAAAAAATGCTTCTCTATATCATCTACCGTATACGCATCAGGTTCTGTAGATAAACCCAATAACTCCTTCAACTCCTCCACAGTATACGTATTTACATCCTTTAATTTCTTTTTTACATCTTTATCGTTATCACCCGACATTTCTACAATAGACTTAGATTTAGATTTAGATTTATTAAAAAAATATGTTATTATTGTAAATATTAATAATATATTTTTTATTTCTATATAGTTATTTTATTTATCTCTATTTATCTCAAATCTCTCGATTCTCATGCCTCTCATATCTATCATGTCTTTCTATCCCAACATACTTTGCAAACATCTCCCACAACACCTCCCCAAAATTATACTCAAACCTATTATACTTTAACCACTCCGGTAGTCTCGTAATACCTATACTCCGTTTCGAATGTTTCGCACCTTTAAATAATAACCGCTCCAATACAGATATCACATTTTTATGATACTCGTCCACAATGTCACCTTTATCCAACCGATATCGCCCCTCATAGACATAACGATTTAAATTATCACTACCATGTATCTTCCTCTTATAATTGTCCTCGCATGGACGGTTTACTACAAACCCAATACCCTCTATCCTATTTCTGCTATTATTCATCTCAATCACAAACATTGCAACACCGTCCCCCACTTTCGACGACACCATCTTCGGTGTACCATAGATACACCCCTTCATACCCCTAAATTCTCGCCACTCTTTATTCTCGATAAAACCGTAATCCGAAAACCTCGTCGTCATTATCTCAACACCCGATACATAGTATCTCGTTTCTTTCGATAACACCATTCTGTTTCTGTCTCGAACTCGGTGTCGTATTACTTGATTTTTTGCTTTTTCTTTCATCTACAATTATCCATTTTTACTTCTTCAATTTTATCAAATCTCACCATATCTCACCAATCTGTTACATCTCATCTTAACAAAACCCCACCACGAATGATTGTATGACTCCACCCAACAAACTCGCCAACATTGCCGCCGGTATTGCCCACGACCTTAGTCTACCAAAATACACAAGAATCACCACCACCACTATCACTATCGACATCATCAATTGAAACCTCTTTGACCACCACTGCGTACCACCCACCCTACTCGATAAATTCATTAGACCCGCCAATGCACCCAATAATACCATCATTTGAACAAACCACGCATTCCGCCAGTGATAAACTGTAACAATTAACGCCGCGCGAACAACTATACATATACTATAAAAAACAAGGCGTCGCCTTACTACTAGTTCGCGAGCAGACATTCCCTTTTGTAATAATCCTATCCTATACATTGTTCGCGTAAAATAGGGGTCATCGTTCGGACAAACCATTTGAAAATACGGATATATACAATATAGGAATATATATATATTGGGATAATTTTATATATAATAATAAATAAAAATATTATCACATTATTATGTATAGTAACTGCTGTTAGATAATATGATAATAAAAAATAAAAAAAATCGGATTACAAAAAAAAATAAAAAATCAAATAAATCAAATAAATCAAATAAATCAAATAAATCAAATAAAATAAGCAAATCCCAATCAGGAGGTATTCCTAGAGACAATAGTGGGACTGCAACCGACACAACTGTATCTGTTAAATATAATGGTGAATCGCTACTCAAACCAATCGCAGATATATCAACACAAGAGGCATCAACACTCAAACCAACACCAGAGGCATTAGAAACCAAAACAACCGCAAATGCATTAGAACCAACACAAGAGGCATTAGAAACCAAAACAACACAAGAGGCATTAGAAACCCAACCAACACAAGAGGCATCAACATCCGGATCAACCGCAGATACACCAACTACTCCTAGTGTAGACGATGACGGGGTACCTATAAAACCCGATGACAATCCAGACCCATATCAGTCTGCATCTGCATCTGCATCACCTTCAGATGAATGTCAAGCCGCGTTTAATCGAGTAAGTTATGATAATTATTATTTCGTTCAAGAAATTAATCGTCTTAATGGCGAACTTAGTAAGTTTACAAGAGGCGCGCCTCCTAATTTACAGGTGAAAAATGCCGGAGAAGTTCCTTTTATTGATGCCCAGTATCTCTTTGATCAAATTAAGGATATTGCATCAGTAGATAAGGATAATATAGATACAAGATTAAAACTTGTTGCAACACTTTTCAGGAAAGAAGGATGGCTTAGAGGCACGACAGAGAATTTGTTTTATAAATTTGATGTTCCTCCTCCTGAAGAAAAAATGTTTACTGCTTACTTGCAACACACAACGGTTGAAATACCATTTCCTGCAACTTTATTTTTGAGATACCGAAAAAAAGGTAAAACACTTTTATTGCATGGAGTATATGTAGTTGATCAAGATACAAATATGGAATCACGCATGATTCCATATGAAGTGGATTTAAATGGATTAATTAAACTTGAAACCGAAAAACAGTATAATGAACGTATAAAAAAAAGTAAACCCGTCAAACTGATATCAGGAGATGATAGTCAATTTGATGTGAAAATCATCGGACATCAAGTCAATATGACATTTCCAAACCCAGACCAAACTCAAATAAGTAATTTGTTAGAAGCAATTAAGCAAGAACTAATGAGTGCTACTGGAAATAAAAGCAATTATGCTTTAACTCGGTTTAATATCGCTGATATTCGTATACAAAAAGCATATAATGCGCTAAAAGTTGCCACTTCTCTATCTTCTTCAAAAACCCCCATTGATCCTTTAAAACCTCTGGGCAGCGCAGTAATTCTCGCAGCAAAAGTTGCTGCTAAAAAATGGGTAGATTTCGCGGTTGTGGGTGGAAAACGCCGCAAAAATATCAAATATAAAACAAAAAAAATAAAATATAAAAAAAATAAAAATAGGAAAACAAGAGTAAAAATTAATTAATTAAACGTTTAGTTTATGTTAACACATTCGTACCATTACCAAATGAATGTCTCGATGATATGGCATCACTATCATATAAACAACTATTCGTTCAAAATATAATTATATCTAAAATTTACTGCATCCCTTTTTATCTCTTTTTATCTCTTTTATGAGTCTTGCGGACTTTATGCTTCCGCATTCTATCACACTTCATCAAATCTGATGTTGAAAATTTCACCCTTGTTGATTTCATCGTCTTACCCACGCGATAAGAACCAGAACCCTTCATCTTTGAAAGCGTCTTCGGATGATTATAAACAATAATATCTATTATATTACGAAAATAGTCGCGAAATATATTTCTATCCCTCTTTAACTCTTCAATCGTAAACCACCTTATCTCACTCTTCTCAAATAAACCATTCGTAGGATGATCCACATGCCCCTTCAAATATTCACATATAAATTTATAATTATTACTAAAATAATACGGCAACCTTTCATCATACTGCGCCCTCACCAAATACGTATAACGCTTATCGTACGCAACCTCATCTATCTTATTCTTCAATATATACTTCTCGAAATCCACCTTTGAACCAAAAAAACCGTTTAATTCCTCCGCACCCTCACGCGTCGTCGTGTCCAATAAATCCTCGCCCGGCTTTCTACTTCCACCAAAATCACCCCAATGACACTTCTTATCACGCTCCATAGAACTCTCCTTGCCAAATAAATAATACACCTTACCTTTATTTAAAGCTACCAATATTACACCCGAACCAACCATTACTAGAGTTATATATTATACAACTATTTTTAATTATATAATATAAATAAAATATTTTATATACACTTTATGGTATTCTAAATATTTCTAAACAGGAATGCGCTTTCATTATATCAACACTCGCCGCCATACCGAGCGGTTCTCTAACTTCTTGCATTTTTAGACACTCTCGTCTATTTCGTTGGTATGAGAGAATACCACAACCATGTGAAATCGCCAATAGCATATCCACTGGCATATATATATCTTTATATCTTACACAAACTTATCTTTAACTTATTACATTATATTTATATCATTTATACATATCATTTATACGTATATAGCGACCGAGAATGACCGAGAATGACGCGCGGGGGGGGCTAAGGAGGGCAGGTTGGATATGGACCAGGCTGAATATCATTATTCGAATTTATACAGTCAGTCTGATTATAGTTCAGTGCAAACTTCGACGGAAAATCAAAACCATTCAATAAATTCATATTTAAGTACCTATCAATATTTCTCTGAGAAGCACTCGACTGAATTACTTTAATATTATGTGATAAGATCGAAGTAGCCGATATTAAACACCCACCTTCATTATAAAATAAATTATAACTCGGGTCTACATTTATATATTGGTTTGCAGGAGTGGTGGGATCGTATATGATTTTATCTACCGCCCCTGTAGGACCAGTTACACCTCCAACCAACGACTTATTAAACACCATGCTATTTGCATTTCCCTTATAGCCCGAAAACTCTAAAAATGGTCCAGCATGTATCTCCTCTATAAAAGCCACTTGGTGGGTGTTAATACATTCCGTAGTCGGATTTGGCGGAGTCAATAAATATTTACCCTTTGTTATATCTAGATAGTCGCGATAACTACGACACTGATTTAAACAATACGCAGACGGAGGAGCACCCTGAACCGACGTTGAAGACGAAAAACCATACGTACCTTGGTATGGCTTTAATTGCCCGGATGGAGTTACAAGAGGTAACATCCCCCCTTGCTGAGCAACAGTCCTTGCTAAATTAGAAGTTCCAGCATACTTCACTTTCGACCTTTTATTATTTATATAATCACTCGCAAAAGTATTCTTTATAGGCGTAGTAAATGTTCTTCGTGTATCCATAGCTAGCAATGTATGTATATATGTATATATGTATATATACATATATTTATTATTTATTACTTGTCGTTTTACAATACACATCGCTACACATCTACATATTATACACACATTCAAATGCTAACTCTAAACTCCAGTCCATATTATTTAACTCTAATATGCGCCCCAAATCATCATACAATGTTATTTTAAGCTTCTGAATATTAACTGGTCCAAAAAATCGCTTCTCTCTATTTATCGCATTGGATGTCGACTCACCCTGCGCCCCCTGAAAATCACCCGTAGAATTCGAAAACTGGGTAAAATTTACCTTTGATATAATATTCGGAACTGAAACTGAATCCGAAAAAACCGACATATAATAATCATTCGAATTCTTATTAAAATCATCTATCGCCAAAAATCCATACAAGGGAAACTTAGTAAAACATATACCCTCCGATACTATCGAACCATAGTCAGTCGCCGAACTAGGTATTCTATTATTTGAACTAAAATAATGCCCCAACCTATAACCAAATACCCACCCCAAACGTAACATCAATGCTCTATAATAATCCGACTCTACCATAGTAGTTTTCAAATCATATCCGACATTCGTAAAAATATCAAAACTATAGGCTACGGTTGATGCAATCGCCGCATCTTGTGCAAATATACTTCGCCCGCTCGTTCTGTCTATCGTATATATAAGATTCAAATTAGGACACGATGCGTTATTATTCGGACTATTCGGATCATTCTTCAATAGATTATTCACCACAGTCTCTAAATTCGACGAAAATACAGATACACTTTGCGTCGTATTATAACACCCATCCGGCAATATCAAATTATACGATAAATCTATAACACCCGATGTATTTGACGCATGTATATTTATCGTTATCACGTTGTTTCCATAAGATTGTGATATATTATAATACGATAACGGTAAGGTAATTCCTACAATGCGATAAGAAATAACCTTTTCTAAACGAAACGGTAAAGTTATATTTAGATTCGTACTTTTTGTAGTATAATAATTGTCTCTGAAACGTGTATCAATATTTACAGCCTTTAAAATCGTATTCGTAAGTAACGGGTTAATTACTCCCCTTGTTGCTCCGTAGTTATCCACATTTAAACCAGGTGTCAAAGCGCGATTCACTTCTCTATTATGAGCCGCCATAGGATTGTCTATTATTAAGTTATTCGTACCCTTCATCATATCCATCTTTAAATCACTAAATTTATCTTTAGTGACAAAACCACTCGCATCCAATGTTTCTTTATCTTCGGATTCACTCCTACTCTTCGCCGTTTTTAATAAGGTCGACGCTTTATCGAAAAAAGTCTCCAACTTTGACTTCATGTCAAATGTTATATTATCATCATTCACGATTTTCATACATATAATATCCTTCTTATAATCAATATCCTCGCGATTATACCGCTTACCCAGCGTCAATAACTCCTCCAACTCAACTACGCTATAATTATTAATATTTAAATCAAAGTTATCCATTATATAAAATTATATGTTATTTTTTTATATAATAGTACACTCATATTAATTATACTTATACACTATAATATTACTATCAATTATCAACTATTTCATATTTGCAAAATTCAGCCCTTTATATTACGAACCACACGCCTTGCACGGTGTACCCGGATTCGCCATGATATGAGCTAAATTAAATAACTGCTTTATGTTTCTTGGCGCAGAACGAGAAGTCGGTATCGCAGTTGCACTAACAGCTCGCATTTTCGCATGTGGTTGTATGGGCGCGGTCGGCGCAAGAGAGGGTAGTTGAGGTGGCGACGGCGGCGGCGACGGCGGTCTTCTCGAAATTCTATCCATATGTATATATCCCGCACTTTGACTAAACACCATTGACATTTTTGATGACATTATTTGCTATATATATATAAAATAACATATAAAATAATATAATATACAGAAAATAATATACTTTATACTTAATTGCTTAACATTGCGCAGATTGCGACCACGTGCACGAATCAGAATATGCTATACCAAATGTCCTTGTTTTATTACCATACTGTGGAACAATATTCGCAGTAGATGATTGCGTCTCCGTTCTTAATGGCTTCTTTCCCTTAAGTTTCGCTAAATACCTATCGTATGAACCGTGTTTCATATCTACACCTTTACTACCTTGCGCAGTAGTTGACGCTGCCGACATAGAACCTGGTCTCATTCTCGTAATCGAACTTCGCGTTGATGAACCATGAGATGGCACGTTTCTATGAACTACGCCTGGCACAGCGCGATCGCTCATTTGATTCCAGTTCACATTCTGATAAGTAGAAACCGGCTGGGTATAAACAGTTAAAGCTCCCTTGTTCATTGTATATTCCGAACCATCTATGCGAACGGTATGTTGGATTCGCTTTTGTGTAGGAATATCTGCTACATATGGAATCGCGGTTTCTGTGTTATCGTATTGGGGGGCATTCGTACCACTCGCAAATTTACCACACGCCCTGCATCCGATTACAGGATTCGGAACAGTAAAATATGGAAACCAGCAACTTGCACAGATATATGGCTGATAAGAAGGGAATGACATTTTATAATATTACAATATTACAATATTTTAATATTGTGCACAATATTTTAATATTTACATAAATATATATTATTCAAAACACCATAAACATGCCTACAAACACAGCTACACAACATGGCGGTATAAAAGTTTTACTACCCAATTATAACGGTCCTATTATGGAAAGAGAAATCAGGAGTTTACAAGGACTACAAACTATATTCTCAGATACGGTAAATATACAAATTGTTTCTACCAGCTCTCTAAATTCATTCGTACTTCGTCTACATTTAGACCCTGCTACCATTTTATTCAGAAGCGATACACTAGATACTCGCAAAACCTTCTTCACGCGAAAACATAAAAAGTTAAGCATATCACAGATAGAAACCGATACCGACGGTTTACCTATCCACGAAATTATTATTAAAATATGCATTATTAATACAAATATGCAAAATATAAATCTCGACAATTTCAATGGACGCAGTAAACAATGGATTGGTACAAACGAATTTCAAAACGAATACAACACGCAACGCTACTTGTATAGCTCCATGATGTCAATTAGTGGAAATCCATTCTGTCCCGACGCATTTGGTATCGTAACTATTGATCCACCGCCTCATACAAACCCTCGAACAAATCTAAACATGTTTAATTACGTTCCTAATATACAACAAATGTTACAAGTCGATGGCGTTTTAAACTCGATAAATCAGTACTTGAATAGATATTCGGCAATGGACTTTCGACTCGGTATCATTATAATGGAATCCATACCAACAAGCTACGCACCCATTTACGATTATTCTTTAGTCAACAATCCAAGACACAATGCCGAAACGTATAAAAAATTATGCGAAGGAATTGCGGCTGTAAATATTTTATCAATTTATAGAGGAAAACTGTTACATCTTGATGCCCACCCCGGAAACTGGCTTTGTAATCCTACATTACCCGTTCTACAACAAATCAAAGAAATAGACTTTGGCAGAGTGTATCGTATTGATAATCATATGAATCGTCATCACTTTATCAACGACCTTAAGCAAAATATACATATATACATTATGCGTAGACTACCGGCAAGTATTTCATTAAAACACAGGTTTATGGACCAATTTTTCGACCTAATGGGTATAACGGGTCAGCAACATCTGCAATACATTAGTGAACAAAATATAGACAACAAAATTCGATATACTCAGGATGTATTCGAACAGGAAGTAAATAATATTATACGACTTTTTGAAACCGAGGAATACTTCTCAAAGCCATACATGGGTATGAACGAAGATGAACGAAAGATGAATATATTAATGATACACAGACTCGTATTAGTATCCGCACTAATCGATTCCTTCTATAACTGCGCACTTTATAGAATCGAACAAGGACAAATATCGCATATTTATAATAATATATTGAATTCAGACACTATAAATCCATCCATTCTGGTATCATATGGATTAAGAACAAATCTTGACGACTATAACCTTATTAACCATGATAATGCCGTTACACTAAAAAAAACGTATCGTAGTATTTATAATATTATATATAAATATTGCGAAGAAACCAACTTTCCGCAGATAAGAAATTACCAACGTTTTCTAGAAATACATCATACACGTGGACAAAAAGCATGGTTGAAAATAAAAGCCATTGCTAGAGAAGTAGCCATATGTTCTGCAAAATGTTCCAGAGCTGTTGGAACGGCGGCAAGTTATATCCCCGGTTCAGAATGTTTAGCAGGTGTAGCAAGCCGAGCACGCGATAGTGTTCACGAATTACAAAATTATGTAGGAAGAAAGTCAACAAATGCATGGCGAAAAGTTAAGTCAATGGTAAGCAGTGCTCATCCATATCAACCAATTACTGTATCAGAGAGGCAACAAATTAGTTCGCCGCGCATAGAACTGCACCCACATATTGAACCACTAAGTTATGGTGGAGCGTCGCGCCGAAAACGACACAAGCGTCCCAATGCTCGCAAACATAGGCATACTAGAAAATATTAAAAACGACAAGACGAGACAAAAAGAGTAATATTCATAATATATCGCAAGATATCGCAAGATATTATGAATAGGGAGAGGAAATGCTTGATTATGAATTATACCTTATGCATACGCCTACCTTCTATGCTTCGCAGAATGTCCACAACCTTTTTTATGTTTACGTCTACGCGTACGACCGTACATGCTCGCAAACCTACCAAACTTTCCTCCTTTTTGTTTCTTTGTTTTGCTAGAACTACGTGTTTCCTGATATGTATCTACTTTTTGGGCGACTTGCGCGACTTTACCCGTATCGCGATGCTTTAATACCATGTCGCCATTTGGTTTAACAACTTTTATAAAAAGCTTTTTAAATTGTTCAGGGTTATTTTTAGAAAGAGTGGTTATATCACGCGAACATTTTCCAGTACATACAAATACACGATATATACCGCCTTTATATTGTATTTGTATAACCTCTTTCGTCGGCTGATACCGTTCATATTTTAAATGTTTATTGGGACAACATACCGTCCAATGATTTCCCATACAGTGTGTTCCTTCTGTAGTTTCTGTATATTTTGGTTTATTTTTTTTTAACTCGGTTGCGGACATATATATATATATATATATACCGGTAAAAGATTTTTTTTTAATTTTTAAATAGTTTCTCACTATCTTTATTTAAAATAATCTCCTTCCCAACTATTTTAATAATTTTTTTCTCATTTTTAATATCATTTTCAATAGGTTCGCATATTTTATTAATTAGTGTCAAATACTCCATTTGTTTTTCATCTGTATTAAACCAATCGGGGTTCTGATCCACCCACGAATTAATCGCATTTCTTTCCTTATTTGCTATTTTTATTATCGTATTTCTCATTTTCTCACGAGTATCATCCTTCTCCCACTTCTCCTTGTCCTTAATATACATCGTATCACGCTTCACATCCGTGCAATGTATCGGTCTCTTATAGATGTCCAACTCTTTTAACCCACGTATCATTACATTGCTTATCCCCTGAACCAACCCATTTGAACGAGAATACTGCAAGTCCTCTAAAGTTATTTTCAACGACTCTATAAACTCCGATATATTTAACGCATCCTTACACTTCTCATTCAAAAAGAAATTCAAGTTGAAATTATTATTCGTCATATTTGTCGTCATGTTATTCGTCGTTACATTACCAATCTTCGGTATTATCGCATTGATCTGCTGCTGTTGTTCCTTTATAATCTTTATCATATCCTGATTGTCATTCATCAACTTCACAAACATGTCCGTCGTTATGTTTATCTTGTCTCCAACTATCGTATTCTCACCCATACACGACTGAACAACTATCTTACAATGTTTTTTATGATTATAAAGCGACGCGCGATGATTGTACGACTTTCCACACGGACATACCATATTACGCTCAGAGGGTAATTTTGTTGTACATGTGTTGTATTTGTTGTATTGGTGCTTCTTGGTGTCAAGATGTTTTTTAAAATCTTTTCGGTTAGACGTTTTATAGTCACATTCTTTGCATACAAATTCGGTCATTCAAAATCAGGGGATAAATTGGGAGATTGTTGTATTTGTCCTTAATAAATGTACAGATAAATAAGTCTTAAGTCCTTTTACTAAATATATTTATAAAAAATTATCGTCACATTTTTTTCAACTTAAAAACGTGTTTTAGAGCATTATGCTCTGAGTGATGAATGCATTGTTTTTTTCAAAAGTCTACCCCGGGTTTTCAAAAATGGACATTTATTTTTGTCCATTTTTCAAAAACGAGCCAAAGAGTTGAAAAAAAGAAACATCATCACTTTTGGGAGGACTAGGGGGTGTTATATTTTCTATAATAAAGTTAAGGGATTTTTGGTTATGTTTTAAGAGGGGTTGATGGAGGATCGTTTACCCAACCCTAATTACGTAAGTAGTCGTTTAAAAATGTTTTCGAGTATAATTCGTCAATATGTTTAACAATTCTGGGGGGTTGTTTTACTTCTTGCTTAAATTCGTCGCCCTTTTTTATAAAGAGGTTTTGGGGGGTTTTAGGTATATGGATTTTAGGCATGGCAGGTTGTTTATTAAAATTCTGCATTTTATTGTATATATGTTTGGTATATATATTTCTATAATATATTTCTATAATATATTATAGGATAGGATATGCCTCAAAAAAAAAGACGTACTGCTAAACAAAAACGTAAAACCAAAACCAAGACAGCACATTTGCGTAAAATATTTCATCGAACGCCAACACCTTATCCGTTTTCTCTTATTTCTCCCGTTTCTCCTGTTTCTCCAACAAGTAAAGCCGTGGGCGCAGTAACAACTTCATCAGCAATGATGAAAGCGGTGTCGCGTGACGGTAAAAACTGGCATGTTGATACGGATGTGAATGGTGTTAAAAAACATGCCAACGTTACAAACCTAACAAATTCGCAAATTATGGATATATTGGCGTACCCTGCTGCGAATCGCGATTTAAAAACACGACTTTTAGAGGAGTTTCGCAATATACCGCGCCCAATGTTTGTACAACCTCAACATCAAATATTAGCACAAAATTTTAGTGAACCGATTATAAGAATGGATGGACCTCTCGAAGAACCGCGAATACAATATATTTATAAAAATGGATGTTCGAATAAACCAGTGATGCTAAATAAATTATCGCCGCTACACGAGGCAAAAATAGTACCGGATTCCAGTGGAGAACCAATACACCTTGCACCATTTCATTCACTAGATACTATGAAACCGAAAAGACAATCAAAAAAACGCGCCATGAAAGGTAAAAAATCTCGCAAAAATCGTAAATAAATTATTTATAAAATAAAATATATAACATACATAATATAGATAATATAGATAATATAGATAATATAGATAATACACATGTCTTCACCATTTTTAGGACCATCGTGGAAAAGCGTTGGAGGATATGAGAGAACACCTGTAGGAAATTATGCGAGATTTCCTTATCTTACTAGCGAAACAGCATTTATCGATAATATTTCATCGGGTGGTGGTGTAACAGGTGTAACGGGTATTGTTGGACCTGCTGGAGCTACTGGAGCTACTGGACCTGCTGGAGCTACTGGAGCTACTGGAGCTACTGGAGCTACCGGACCTGTAGCAAATTTAAGTGTATTTTCTGTTACAACACCATTTGTTCCAGGTTTATATGCGCAATTACAAGGAACAACTTCATTTCAGAGTTTAAACCCCGGTCAATATAGTTCTAATTACACATGGGGTAATTATATTAATGTAGGTAATATAGTATGGTTTCAAGCATCAGTAGGTATTACCGGAACAGCTGGACTTTTTCCAACAAGTAGTGTATTTATTAGCATACCTGTTGATATGATTAATATTAGTAACACATTCTTAGGTCAGACAATCATAGTAAATATGACAAACCCGAGTGTAGTAACAACTGCCAATCCAAATTACTGGGGAGGATTTTCGGTTAACAATAATAATGGAAGTATATTTCAAGTTTCTCAAATAATTAATACTAATCCTTCTAGTGGTAATCCCTTTATTATTTCTTATTCAGGTTTTTATTTTATAAATTAATAATTTATTACCAGAAAATTGATATATAAATAGTTCGCATATGTATATATCAAGACCACCGAAAACTAAAATGGAAACCACTACCACTCCAGACCCCGATTACCTTGCGCGCCTCAACGCGCATCCTCGTGACAAGCGTATTACGTTCGATCCCGTGCCGCATAGATATACGATAGACGGCGATGCTTCCGTGAAATACACCTCCGTGACAACCTGGAATCATGGACACTTTGAGGAGTTCGATGCCGACGCCATAATTCGGTCAATGATGCGCTCCAAGAAATGGGCTGAAAGCAAATATTATGGACAAACGCCTGACCAAATTAAGGCGGGGTGGGACAAGAATCGCGATGAGGCGGCGGCGGCTGGAACGGCGATGCATTACGATATAGAGTGCCATTATAACCAATGTCCGCGCAAAAACGAGAGCATCGAGTACCAATATTTCAAACAGTTTGTAGAAGACTACCCGAACTTGGAGGCATACAGAACTGAATGGACGGTATTTCATGAAGAGTTGCGGATTTCTGGTTCGATTGATATGGTATTCCGGAACAAGGACGACGGAACATTGAGTATATATGACTGGAAACGATGTCGCGAAATCAAAAAAACGGATAGGAAATGCTCGAAGAATCCTGTTATCGAACATATCCCAGACACCAACTTTTGGCATTACTGTCTACAGCTGAATACATATAAGGCGATTCTTGAAAGCAAATATGGTGTGACGATACGCGACATGTACTTGGTGTGCTTACATCCCGAGAATGCGAATAAGTCGTATCAGAGGATTAAGGTGATGGAGATGCCGGACGATATACAAAAACTATTTGAACAAAGACGCAAACAGGTGAAAGAGAAGGTGGATTAAGCAAGCCTAAGACCAAGCCTAAGCCCACGCCTAAGCCTTGGTTATAGTTTCGAGCCTAAATCTAAATAACTGGAAAAAGAATATAGAGAATATTTTTTATATAAAAATATACACTTGTACGCACACACGCACAAAACAGAATACTATTTATATAAAATGAATTACTCGGTTTATGATAACATGGGTTTAAAAACGAAAACAGACCCAAATATTTTTTATACATTGGATGTAAATAAAAATCTAACATGGGATGATATTTTTGCATACTATATTCATATTTTTGGATACTTTAGTGTGTTAACTTTTGTAGCATTCGTGACATATCATTATAACGAATATTATAAAAAATTATACGGAACGTGGGGCGAGGATGAAGGCGAAGGCGAAGGCGAAGACCAAGAAAACAACAAAAGGGAAATTCCGTATGAGATGAAGTGGTTTGAGGAGTTTGATAATGGTTGCGATGATGAGGGTGAAGAACAAGAAATGACGGAGGGGTTTGTGAATAATTTGAGTTTAAAAACGATAACGGAAACTACGCCGAGGGGGGATGTGTTGATGTATTATAGTTCAAAACAGGGGGCGTTTGTGTATCATTCAAAGACGAAAGAGATTCCATATAATTATTTAGAGACTGTTGCGAGAAAGTACGTTATTGAGTATAATTGTAAAAAGCTGTATATTGATATTCGAAAAGAATATGAGAAGGGGTTGAATAAGTATAAGGAGATTAAAGCGAAGGAGGAGAAGAATGCTGCGGATGGAAATGATGGCGAGAAGAAGGGAAATAAGAAGAAACAGATATTTGCGAATTTCAAGACATATAATCGTAAGGGGGAGGTACATAGTAAACAGAAGGACAAGATATATATTCTTAAGGAACAAGCGAATCGTTATTCATATAGGGGTAGAATCGAAGAATATAGCGAGGCAAAAGTGGAATCATGCTTGGATAAGAAAGTGCTTGAGAACTTGGGGGATAAAAGGAGCGATGAAGAGAAGAGAGTGAATAATATTGATTTTGCTAGTTTTAAAAAAATGAATATGGATAGGAACTAGTGGAAAGTACTTTATGATATTTTTTATTATTATTATAATATAAATAATAATAACAACAAAAACAATAAAAACAAATGAATAAAAGAGGACCGGCAGCACGACGCGCGGCATCACCAGCAAAACCACTAACACCGGCATCACCAGCATCAGTAAAACCACTAACACCGGCATCACCAGCAGTAAAACTAACAAGGACAGCAACAAAAACATCACAATCAGCAGCACAACCAGCACAACCAGCACAACCAGCAGCAAAAGCAGCAGCAGTAAACACAGCATCATTTCGGGGACAGGCATCAGCACCAGAACCAGCATCGGATATAGTAGAACCCAAATCACCTGCCGCGCTCCCAATACAACAATCGAGTACGCAGCAAGACCCCAATCCTGAGTTAACCGAAGCACTAATTAAAAATAAATTATTCGGAAGACGACGCGAAACAGATAAACCACCTGCACCAGAAGTAATAGCTATGCTTACCGCCACAGAGAATAGAGTACGAAATTGGTTTCCCGGTTCTCCTGAGGATACAAAAAAATTTATGGCGCTCAATATAGAGACTGAAATGCAAAGTTTATTACCACATGTTATGGATAGTGTAAAACGTTTGGTAAAAGACTTAATTACAAAAAATAATGAATTAGAAACACGTATGAATAAAATTAAAAGTGATATAGACCGACTAGATGTTCAAATGACAAGACCTAATATCAATGCATCACAATTACAAGATTTGAAAACCCGAAAAGAAGAATTAAATACAGAATATGAAAGATGTGTTGATAGTAGAAAAAATAACATTATTGAAATATGGAATCAACTTTCAAGACCTGGTGCTTTTGTTGGTATTAAATTTGACCCGAAAGACTATTTTATCAGTCCTTACACCCAACGCCCAAAAAATATACCACAAAAAAAAGGGCAACAACAGCAACAAGGACAACAGCAACAAGGACAACAACAACAAAAGCAGCAGCAGCAACAAGGGCAGCAACAACAACAACAAAAGCAGCAGCAGCAACAAGGGCAGCAACAAGGGCAGCAACAAGGGCAGCAACAAGGGCAGCAACAACAACAACAAAATCGGAAGAAACAACAACAAGGAGCACCACCAAAAGCATCACCACGACCGCCACCTAAAGCAGGACCGGCAGCAGCAGCATCATCAATGCCAAAACTACCATCAAAACTACCATCAATACCACTAAAACCACCAATGCCAAAACCACCATTTAGAGGAGGAGGACAAGATACGAATAACAATAAAACAAGAAAGAACGGACAATATATTCGCGAGATTAAAGATAACCGAACCGAGTTATTTAACAAAGAGATGGAGATTATAAACAGTATTCGTAATTTTAAGTATGGACACAATGACGATATAAAGAAAAAGTTTATGAAGACAATTAAAAGAAGTTAGTACTATCCCGCCATGGAACGAACAAACTATATTTAATATTAACAAATAAATATTAAATATAGGGCGAGTAATATACTATATAGACCAATATTATAAAGACAACCCGATATCTTTAACAAATCGCCGAAAAAATGAAAGATCCATTAAGAAGAATTGTAAAGATTCATAACAAGTACTACGACATAACAAATTTCGCTCATCCTGGTGGACCGGTCGCAATTATGGCAGCCAATCGGCGAGATGCAACTGCCCTATTCGAATCGCACCACCCTTTCAGCGACCGCACCATGATGGATAACATCCTTAAAAAGTATGAGATGCATGAAGAGCGTGAGAAATGCGAAAATTACCTGCTTCCGAGCGAAAATGAAAACGGCGCAATTTTTGATTGGGAAGAAACACAGAGAAGCGAGTTCACAATAGAAGTGCGCGACAAAGTGAAGAAACATTTCGCCGAAAAAGCCAAACAGCGCGGTACATCATTAATCGAAGCCACAAAAGCAACACCGCAAAAATGGTGCGAGTGGGGCGCATTCTCGACGGCATCCGCATGGTCGTTTTATACAATGCTATATTCGCAAAGCATATTTTGGAGTTGGTTAAACGTCATCCTGTTTCCATCACTATACTGGATGTCGGGTACAATGTTTCATGATGGCAGCCATTTTGCGGTGTCGCGTGACTGGCGTATAAATTTGGGAATGCAGTATATCTATCGCGTTATATCGTCTCCATATGATTGGTTACATCAACATATTATAGGACATCATCCATATACAAACATACATAATAAAGACCCCGATTTAAATCATTCTGGCGATGAACTAAGATTTACAGAGCATACAAAATGGAGTGCAGTACATATAAAACAAGAAAATAAATATTTCATGTTATCAGTATTTTTATTAATAGGGTTTAATATAAAAAATTCCCTTTTACTTATTTTTACACAAATGTATAATGATTCCGTACATAAAATCCCCGTAGAAATAAAATACACATTACTACAATTTTTAGATATTATTTTATATACATATTTATTTTTCATATTACCTTTTCAAATATGGTCTCCATTTTATGCGATTAAGCATGCTATAATTCCTTATTTGTTATTATCGGTTATATTTAATTTTAATGCTATTGTAAATCACACGCACAAAGATAGTATAAAAGGACAGAATAAAAATTGGTATATTCATCAAGTCACTACTGCAAACAACTTCGGTAGTCATTATCCACATTATTACATGTCAATCGGACTGAATTATCAAATCGAGCACCATTTATTTCCATCTGTAAATCACTGTCATTTGCGCGATATTCAGCCGATAGTAAAAAGTTTATGCGAGAAGCATGGAATTCCATATCATCATACGGGTGGGTATAAAGAAGCGGTCATAGGGGTGTACGAACATGTGCGTGAAATGGGGAAAAAACCTATTGGTGGTGGCGGTGGTCATGGCGAAGAGACACAATAGTAATAATATTTACTCTATTTTCCTGATGTTCCAGATGACTTAGCGAGGCGTGTATCTTTCCAGCGAACAAAACCGGAACTTCGTTTCATATCAAAAGAAGGACCGAGGTGGTCTTTAGCAATGACGAGACCTTGTTGCTCGAATGGTGTTAAAGTGGAAGTATATTCTTGAATTAGTTTTGAAAGCTGCGATGTTGAAGAAGAAGAGGAAGAATGCATATGAGAGGAAGAACTGGTATAAGAAGGAAGGGCATTTGACATACGGGGTAGTATATGGTTGGTGATTTATTGTCTGTTTTATATAATAATATAAAAAATATTATTATATCAATTTTTTGAAGTAAAACAAAACAAAAATGAAAATAGAAGAAAATAGAAGAAAGTAATAAATAATATAGATACTATATAAAATGCAAACAGCGATAAGAGAATCGACGTGGTATAAAAATGTAACAAAAGGTTTTATAGATACTACACCTCCAAAACCCCCCGTTCCTGCAAAAAAAATGCCCTTATTACAAGACCTTTTAATACGAGGAAACAAGATGATAGATATTGGATTTATTACGTCAATCTACTTTATATTAGGAGCAATTGTTGCGAACATGATTACCAAATTTCAAACTGAATTTAATAATAAAGAAGAAGATAAGCGCACAGTAATTAACAGTACTTTGAGACTAGTATTGCTTATTTGGACGAATGGTGTGCTTATCTATTTTGCGCGAAACTTTGTGGAATTGATACCGTACCCGTTTGATACTTTTTTTGGATTTCATCACAATAAAGTGAAAGAGTTAGGGGCAGCAACAGCTTTTACGTTTGTGTTGCTGTATTACCAACCCAATTTAAATAAGATGATGAAATATTTGTCGGTTCGTTGGAATAATACATTTGCGGGGCGACCATTTTTGGAAGGTTTGAAGTTGCTGAATAAACCGGCTGCAAAACCTACTGTTACCGAAGATGATGGTAACAAGAATAAGAAGCCCGAGAAGCCCGAGAATCCCAAGAATCCCGCCAAATAATGTAAAAGCGAATAATGACCCCTCTCCCCGCTCTCCCCGCTCTCCCCGCCCCACACAACCGAATGAATATCAAGAAAAGAAACATATAAGGTCATTACTTAGTTTGACGTTGGAAGCCTGCATCATTTTTGTAATAGACGTATCAATTTTAAACCCATTTGTAATCAAAAACTGAAATAGAGTCGGTATTCCATCGACACACATGAGCTTGTTACTATCTCCAATTTGCGTAATAAGAAGGTTGCAACACTGGGCGACATTAGAACAGCAATCCCCGCAACCGGAAAGGGTGCTATCTACTTGGAAGGGAGATAGGCGAATAGGACTGACGCGTTTAATGATAGCGTTAAGCGGTGAATTGGGTGGAGGGGCTGGGCTTATTTTAATAACTTTTTTGTAACATTGTGTAAGATTGTCGTAATAAGGAACGGATACTAAAGAATACATAAGGGTATTGTGCGAGAGAGGTATGATATTATACTATATGGTAAGAAATATAATATAATAAAAAGGGCGAATCTGATATGAATATAGATATAATGAATTATATATTGCTTGGAGAGAGACGTGTCACCATTCCTTCTTTTTTGGCATTATTTGCCCCACATGTTCCGGATGCACATCCACCGCCCATACGTCCAGCACCACCTGAGGAAGGTATATTGGGCATCGCAGACGGACGTTGTCCGACAAAGTACATAACAACTTGATACAAAACATAAGCAATAACGAGATAGACTACCAACATAAGAATGTTGGTCATTAGACCGCCGCCCATACCCATACCCATACCCATACCACATTTAGACATTTTAGACATTTTAGACATTTTAACCATTTTAGTTATATAAATAAGTATATATAAATTTTTTACGCGATGGTATATTTTTATAAATAAAGAGTAAATAATATGCTAAAGGTTAAAAATAATAAAAAAAAGATATATTAGTACTAAGAATATGAGCAAACTAATAGATCAAGGGGGGTTTGGTTGTATATTTTATCCCGGAATAGAGTGTGATGGAAGTATAAGTAAAAATCCTAAATATATTTCAAAGTTGCATGAAAAGAACTACCATGTTGTGAATGAGTATAATATTGGGAAAATGGTTACAAGAATTCCATTATATGAGTATTATTTTGCTCCAATTTTGAATATGTGTAATATAGATATAGCGAAGATAGATAAACGAGAGCGCGATATGTGTCGTGTTATATCGAAAAAGAAGGATAATTCGAAATTTGTAATAATGAAGATGCCTTATGTAAAAAACGTAAGTCTATCAAGATATATTACGAATCCGAATATAGACAAAAAAGAGATAATTACGTATATTATGGATTCGTATAAGTTTTTATTACATAGTTTAAAGTTGTTGAACTTAAATAGGATAGTACATTTTGATTTTAAACTACCAAATTTATTAATAGATACAAGAACAAAAAATCCAATAATTATCGACTTTGGTTTATCAATACCAATAAACGACCTTGGTCCTAAGACGTACGGTAAATATTTTTACACATATAATGCAAATTATTATATATGGTCGGTAGATATACATATTATAAATTATGTTATTAACGTGAATTCTACGTTAACATATGATGAGTTGGTAGTGTTGGTAGATACGAATATAAATGCGAATCATGTACTACATATGTTTTCAGAAGGTTTTATTAAAAAATACCGCGAACTAACTATAGGTACGTATAAAAAATATACAAACATGTCTGCTGAAGATATAGTGACCGAGTTAGTTAAAAATTGCAATACATGGGATAACTATGCACTAAGTATATTGTTCTTATCTTTGATAAACTGTATATCATATGAAGGTTTTACCGATAATAAATTAATAAAAAATTTTACGGAAATACTGTTATTAAATATTCATCCGAATGCTGCGAAACGTCTTAGTTTCGACGATACCAAGGCACAGTATAAAAAAATATTCTCTTTGGATGTGTCTGTAGATGGGTATGAAAGTGTATTAAATAATTTTGACAAAAAAATATTTAAAGATAAAGTGATAAAGGAGTCAATGCAGCAGGATAAACTAACACCTGATGTATTGAAAAAGTAAACTGATATACGAGTGACTGTGTGCATGTGCGTGCAGTAAATTAATTGGTAGAATTAAAAGTTAGCACTTTTCAAGCCTCCATTTAACGCGTCGGCTGACGCTGCGACAGCCGCACCTCCCCTGCGGGAGCGTTTAGTAGAGCGGCGTGTTTTTTTGTTTTTGCGAGAACCTTTGCGTCCGCGTCTAGATTTGGTTACAGCGGGTGCTGCACCGGATACATCTTTCTTGACACTCTTCCACGTCTTGGAAGCAGCCTTTAAAACATCCTTGAGGTGAGTTTTTTTACCCATGCTAGCCATGGTATTCTTAATATGTTGTCTCCAAGTAATCGCCATCTTATAGTTTATACGGAGAAAATAATAAAGATTATAATAAAAAATTAAAAAATTAAAAAATTAAAAAAATATGAATATTTTATTCATATTTTATTCACATTTTATTCATATTTTATTCATATTTAATAAAGGATATTCTAAAATAATAATATTAACTACAATACGTATTATTTCTAAAGATACGTATAACATTCATAGTTTCCGAGGTTTTAATATTTTCTTGAAATGTAAGAAGAATTATAATAATATGAAACGATATAAAACGTATATGATATATTTTATAAGTTCATAAGTAATAAATACGCGTTAGTTTTTGTTTATCGAAATGGTAAAAAATACAGCAGGCGGGTGTAATGGTAAAAAGGTAGCGAGAAAGCATACAACAAAAGGCAAAAATGATTTGCGATTATCTAAATCGTCAGAGGAGAAGTATGCAATCGTGACTAGATTATTGGGGAATACGTGTGATGTTGTTTGCGACGATGGAGTAAATAGGCGATGTATAATTCGTGGTAAATTTACGGGAAGAAATAAGAGGGATAATATGCTAGATAGTGGGACATATATATTGATTGGGATGAGAGAGTGGGTAAATGATGGAGGGCATTCTAGACAAGCGGATGATAAAAATGTAAAATACTGTGATCTGTTGGAGGTATACAATTCAATGGAACGTGATATACTAAGAAGGACACATAATGTGTTTGGTTCATTAAAAGACGAAAGTGGAAAAAAATATGATGATAGGAATACAAATGTAATGTTTGTAGATGAAAATACATTAAAGTATCAAAAAGTTATTAAAAAGATGGATGAAAATGCCGACAGTGATGATAGTGACGACGGGGAGGTTAAAGAGCAGGCTACCGTGATTACAACAACAGTGAAACATATTGGTAAGGGTGTTATAGTTCAGTCGTATGATATTAGTGATGGCGATGGCGATGACGACGAGGATGGCGACGAGGATGGCGACGAGGATGGCGACGAGGATGGCGACGAGGATGGCGATGACGATGACAGTGGTCGCAATAGTAAAGTTGCGACAACAATACAAATGGGGTTGAATAAAAATAAAAATAAAAATATAGAATATACAGTCGAGACGAATATTAACGTCGATGATATTTAGTACTGTTGGAGGCTGCGT